TTTGGCAGAAATTAAGAGACTGCATGCGCGTGTCGATGAGATCTATAACATCCTACTAGAGCGATAATTTTGTCATGGCAAGAAAAGCAACTAAGGCGCTAGAGGATCAAGGTTACTCTAAACTCGATGCTTACTGCATTGGCTTACATGAGTACTACCAATCATTGCGTAAGGCTGGCTTTAACGAGGATCGCGCTCTCTACATGTTATCTGTCGTAGATTCTTATCCTGGGTGGATTTTGCCAGATCCTATCGAGCCAGAGCGGTTCGGTGATTACGAGGATGATGAGGATGACGATTAAGCGAATTGTCGTAGTCTCGGATTTACAAGTCCCTTACCATGACAGGGTTGCAACCCGTAACCTTGCAAGCTTTATCAAGAAATTCAAGCCTGACCAAGTTGTAACTATTGGTGATGAGATTGACTTACCACAGATATCTAAGTGGGAAGAAGGTCGCATGGGCTCATATGCCCAGACTCTAGATGATGACCGTAACGAGGCTGTTGATCTATTGTGGGAGTTAGGCGTAACCGATTGCATTCGTAGCAATCACACAGACCGCCTTTATAACATCATCATGGCTAAAGTGCCAGCCTTCGGGGCATTGCCGGAGCTGCGGTTCGAGAAGTTTATGCGCTTTGATGAGCTAGGCATCACCTTTCATAAGAACCCTATGGCTATCGCACCTAACTGGATTGCAGTACATGGAGACCACACACCCATTAAGCCACAGGGGGGCTTATCAGCCCTAGAAGCGGCTCGTAGGCATGGAAAGAATGTCATCTCAGGTCATACCCACAGAGCAGGCAGATCAGCCTTCTCAGAGGCCTCTGGGGGTCGTATAGGGCGTGTGCTACATGGTGTCGAGGTAGGCAACCTTATGGACTTTAAGCAGGCTGCATACACTAAAGGCGTTGCCAACTGGCAGCAAGCCTTTGCCATCATCTATGTGAACAAAGCTAAGGTTCAGGTGGACATTATCCACATTGAGAAGGATGGCACGTTTATCGTGGCTGGAAAGTCCTACGGCAGAGCGCGTTAAATCGTTATCATTTTGTTACCAGAATGTGCTTGATTCGTCTGACATCTATGCAACACTAATCCTGTACCTAGTCAAGGGCACTAGGGCAGATAGGTAGAACAATGAGTTTAGAAATGCCAACCATCATTTTGCTGTTACTAGCTAATGCTTTATGGTACTTAGTAGGATGGGCAAAAGGCTTTAACGAAGGCAAGCGCGAGGGTCTAATCGTGGCTAAGTCATTTCAGCGAGTGACAACAGATGCGCGCTAATGAAATCCTTTCATCGGCAACCGACACGATCCGTGATCGTGGGCTGTCATACGGTCACCCTGCGGATAACTTGCAACACACCGCAATGCTGCTCTCAGCATACCTACAAACACCGATACACGACTATCAGGTGGCAGGGATCATGGTGCTCGTTAAACTTGCAAGGACTAATCAATCAGCCCAGCACATCGACAACTGGGTCGATCTATGCAGCTACGGCGCACTCGCTGGACAACTAGCAACAGAGGAGAATGAACTCTATGTCTAAAGAAGAAGCATGGGAAGAATGTGAAGATGCGCTTCGGACAGTATGCAGGGATCGTTGTGTCGGTTTTGAATGCGGTTGTGAAACAATGATAGAAAAGATCAAAGGGGTTTTAAATGTTTAATTTAGCCGATTACGAACCAGTCGAGGTGAGACTTGAAAAGTTTATTAAGGACTATCCAGCGTTCCGCATATCAACTGAGTTGGAAGTTGTCGAGGCTACTCGATATATTGTTAAGGCGTATTTATTTAAGAATACTGAAGATAGCGTTGCATGGGCAACAGGGTACGCTGAGGAAACGGTTACTAGCCGAGGCGTTAATCAGACTTCAGCACTGGAGAATTGCGAGACTTCGGCAATCGGCCGAGCACTTGCAAATGCAGGTTATGCGCCTAAAGGAAAGAGACCAAGCCGAGAGGAAATGACCAAGGTAGTAGCTGCTAAGCCAGTCAAGCCACCTGTTCAAGAAGTTAAACCAGATGATCAAGATTATTGGACTACTCCAGTCAATGAATATAACAAAGTCGTGGATGCACCTATCACATTAGATAAAGCACTTGATCTAGTGCAGGACATTCTCGGCACTCCAGAAGCCGCGCAAGTACCATCATGTGAACATGGTAGTCAAATTTGGAAAGAAGGCGAGAAGAATGGCAGAGCATGGGGCGGATACTTCTGCGCTCATGCGCCACGCACAGGGGAAGCTAAGTGTCCTACGAATTGGTATAACTTAGGCAGCGATGGCAAGTGGCAACCACAGAAAGCAAGAGGCTAACATGGGTAACATTGGAATTAAGATCAATGGTGAGTGGGTTGATCTCATGTCAGCCTTTGTACCTTGCCAGCTGTGTAATGAGCCAGTTGCTATCAGAGATCTAGAGGACATATCATCCGACTCAGTCAATGGCATAGTCACATGGCAATGTGCAAAATGCAAGGCCGTCAATGGATAAGCAAAATCTAATTCATTATTTGTGGGTCATTGCATTATGCCTAGCCGCGTGGGGCGGATATGTAATAGGATCGCAGATTGGCTAGTCAAGCAAGGAAACACAGAGGTTTCCGCACGGAGCGCGTAGTAGCCGAGTACCTATCGACTTGGTGGCAAGGCGCATGTGTCGGGAGGGGTAGTGGCAAGGATATTGTTAATGTACCGTTTGATGTTGAAGTCAAAGCGAGAACTGGCTTTCAACCATTGGCGTATCTGAAGCAATTGAAAGCCCGCACATCCGTTTCGGGGGAATTGGGATTCGGGGTAATACGACTAAACGGACAAGGTGAAGATGCGCGTGAGTATGCCGCCATCATCCGTTTAGAGGATCTCTTGCCGCTACTACAATTAAAGTATGGTCATCTTGATAGCGAACCCACAGAAGCAGACATTGACCGCTGCGCAGCCTGTGGGTCTTACATGATAAGGAAATGCCTAACATGCCAGCCTACGACTACACATGCAGAGAATGTAATCTCAGTCAAGAGATCACCCATGGATGGCACGACAGACCAGTAATACCATGCACATACTGTAATAAGCCTATGACTAAGGTTATAAGCCCTGTCTCAGCTCATTTCAAGGGTACTGGTTGGGGTAAAGACTAATGACAAAGATTACTTCAATGTGCCTTAATTGCTTGTACGAGGATTGTTATCAATTTGGTGGTTTAGATCCATGTTCAGGTAATAAATGCCAATGCAAGTGCAACGAAACAGATAAATAGTTATCCACAGGTTTATCCACAGGGCACAATAAGGAGGTCTCAATGAAGCGACACGCCGCTCTGACCAGCACTTTTAATAATGTACTTGACTCTACTGGTACGCTAACGGCGCAGAGCCTCTCAAAGGCTCACCGCGAGCGCATTAAGCGCGTAGCTCGCGGGGTGCTAGTAGCTATTGGGATAGCTCTATGCTTTATGCCTGCAGCAGGTGGATCTAAACCAATGCAATATGTAAGCTATAAAGAATATGCTTATTATGCATTAGGTTATAACCTTAAAGAATATAAGTGTTTAGCTACTCTCTATGGTAAAGAGAGTGCATGGAATCCATTAGCTGTTAATGGTAGTCATTATGGTATTCCTCAAGGTAGATCAGTATGGCTTAAAGACCAAGATGGTTATACTCAGATACAATGGGGATTGGATTACATAGCTCATCGTTATGGTGAGCCATGTATTGCATTAGATCATTGGAGGGCTAAGGGATGGCATTAGAAGAATGCACTATTAAGTGCCATAGATGTCATGTAGATGTACTAGAGTCAGAAGCATTAGAGGTTCATGCTTGGTGGTTATGTGGTAATTGCTATGATGAGATCTAATGGCTATTGATAAGTTAAACAGCAGACGCTATAGAGAGCAGCGCGAACGTGTGTTCATGCGTGATGGTAGAGCCTGCCAGTTATGTGGCACAGATGAAGGTGAGATGCACATCGATCACATCATCCCACGCAAGGCAGGTGGAGACCATAGCCTTGACAATCTAAGAGTGTTGTGTAAGTCATGCAATCTGCGCAAGGGTGCGCTCAATGAGGGTGTTTTTTTAGCACGAGCGGCTACCCCCCCTGTCTTTCTTCTCC